TGGTATTTCTGTAGGTAAGATCTTCGGCATGCGTAAGCCTAAGTACAACAGCGACATTAGTGGCTCTGTACAAGACTTCGGTGTTATCGCTCTCGATACAGCGTACTAAGAAACACCCCCTCTCTTCTTTTTGAGGAGAGGGGTTTTTTATTTAAAAAAGGGATTAATCATGAAGATTGTTAGCGATAAGCCATTACGAGTGGCAACTTTAAGTGGCGCAGTAGTGCTGTTTGAAGCGGGCATTACGCAGGAAATATCCGATGAAATCGGTCTTATAGCGATCCAGATGGGCGCTAAAGAATATAACAAAAAGTACGTAGAAGAAGGCGCAGCCGAAGAAGCTGTTTTTGAAGAAATAGAGACCTCAGAAGTCTCAAGTGTATTAGTCACTGTCCTTGAAAAGATGATGGACGAAGGTGACCCAAAGAATTTTAAAACCGATGGTTACCCCAAAGCTGCAGTTGTAAATAAAGCGATGGGAGAAACGATTGGTACTGATGAACGGGAAGCAGCCTGGGAATCAATCCTTAACTCATAGGTATATATCATGTCTGTAACAGTACAAAGCGTAGTCGATAGAGCACAAACAGTCCTACAAGATACGACGGGCGTCAGATGGCCCGTCGTTGCTGAACTCGTCTTGTGGGTTAATGATGCACAGCGGGAGGTAGCCTTGCTAAAGCCTGATGCCAGCGCTACAAACTCTACAATCACTTTGGTTACAGGCACAAAGCAGTCAATACCAACCGGCGGCAATCGGTTGCTAAAGGTAGTCAGAAACATGTCCGCCGCTAGCAATGGTACAGGCAAGCGAGCAGTTCGAGTCGTAGACCGTGAAGTTCTTGACGCACAAACCCCCGATTGGCACGATCCAACTGTCACGGGCGACGCAGCGCATACGGCTATCGTAAAGCATTACATTTACGACGAAGCTAATCCACGTAATTTTTACGTGTACCCAGGAGTGGCTGGTAGCTCTTTCCTAGAGATTATCTTCTCGTCTAACCCTGTGGCTGTTGCACAAAATGGCACTCTTTCAATACCTGATATATACGCTAACGCTATTATGAACTACGTGTTGTATATGGCTTACATGAAAGATGCGGAGTACGCAGGTAACGCGCAGCGAGCTAGTAGCCATTATCAACTGTTTACCGCCTCCGTAACAGGTAAAGGGCAATTAGACGCTGTAAGTTCTCCTAATACAGACCAACGTCAGCCTCTTCCGCCAATGGGTCGTAGCTAGGGGTAAAACATGGCGATTACTTATGAATCTCTAGTACCCGATATTGCGTCAAACTTATATGGCTGCCCTGATCTAATAATTAGAAATAGCATTAGGGCCGCTACTATAGAGTTATGTGAGCGCGCTAGCGTGTACCAAGCAGAACTAGACCCTGTAACCACCGTATCAAAGATCTATGAGTATGATCTTGAAGCACCATCGGGCACTTCTATTCAAAAAATCCTATGGGTCACCCATCAAGGTAAAGATTTAGAGCCGATTACAACCGCCCTACTAGAGCAACGCCTACCCAAATGGCGAGAGACTGCTAACGCCAGTACGCCTAGCTTTTTCGTAAAGCAGACATCAGCGTTGTTTTGGCTAGCACCTATGCCTTCAACTACTTCAGCCAGTAGCACTATTATTCGCGCGGTATTAAAACCAACGCACACAAGCACTGGGTGTAACGACGACGTTATGAACGATTACCGTGACGCTATTCTTAACGGGGCGTTGTTTCGGTTACTAAGAATACCTAACAGAGATTGGACGGACCTTAAAGCTGCCAACTTATATGGGCAGTTATTCTCTGTAGCGGTAACAGAAGCTGAAAGACGTTCACGCCAAGGCGATACCCCCGTAGCTAGGAGAGTTAAATATGCAGGAGCAGGAGCAGGCAACACAAGACGTAGATACGGTTCAGGTGGCTGAGCCATTTTTCGGTGACATCGCTGTACATTGTTACTGGGTACTACCGGCGGTACAAGAAATATTAGACGCCCAGCCGCAGCTTACGTTTACAGCAGCCGATGTCTACATAGCATGCGAAGAAGGGTCAGCCGCACTTTGGATAGCTGAAGAAGGGTTTGTTATCTCTACTGGTGAGACAGACGATTTCACGGGCGACCGAACTTTCCTAGTCTGGCTAGCATGGGCCAAAGAGCGCGGACAAAATTGTGTAATAAAACATTACGATTTTTTCGAGCAGGTAGCCCGCGAAGCAGGCTTTAAAAACATAGAAGTACGGACGCCAATCAAAAAACTAGAGTCTTATTTACTAGATGAAGGTTGGCAACTAGACACCGCTATTTATACGAGAGAACTGTAATGGGCAGCAAACCAAAACAACAAGATTACAAAGCGTCCGCATCAGAGAAAGCGTCTGCATCTGCCGCTATGGCGGAACATAAATACTTTAAAGAGAAGTATGACCCTCTTCTACAGAAGATGCGCGACGAATCTCTTACAGACAACACTGCGTCGACGCTCCGTGGTCGTGCCAACGCAGACACTATGCAAGCCCTATCCAAGAACTCGGCACAAAAAGCTATCCGTGGTGATAGTGGAAGTGACCTAGCTCAGGCATATCAGGGCCAGTTAGGTGTAGCAAGCACATCAGCTAAAAACATTAAGAACAAAATGCAGACAAACGTCTTAGGTACCGCGCGTGGCCAGGCGGCTGATTCGCAAACTGGTATGGCACAAGCAGCTAATTTAGCTACGTCTCAAGCGCTAACAAGGGCGAAAGCTAATCAACAGGTCGCACAGGCTAAATACAGCGCGGCAGGACAGATTGCAGGCGCGGCTCTTATGCAGGGTATGCAGAACAAAGCTACGACAGGTACTAAGAAAAACGGAATGACAGGTACTACCGAAACTAAGGGTTCGTTCTTCAGTCCAGTTAATGACGCGGGTCAAAAGGTGAGCGGTTTCAAAAATAGACTAGCCCATTCTAATATTTTCGGGGAGGTTTTCTAATGAGTCAAATGCCGGGTACAGGAATAGGCGATATGTTCGCGCAGAAACAAAAAGATGTGGCGTCTGGTCTTTTTACAAACCCTGGACACCGAGCGATGGGTGGCGGGTTAGGCTCTAATTACTCAGGTGGAGCAGGCGGCGGCGGGTTGGGTTCTAATTACTCAGGCGGTACAAGCGGGTTAGCTGCAACTGGAGACCCTGATGACATTTACGCGTCCATCACCCGACAACAATATTTAGACTATAAAAAGAATTACGGCGAGTTTGAAGACGGTTTAATAGACGACGCGCAGAACGACACCTCTTTAATTGACCAGGCGCGTAAAGACACCGCCTCTGCATCAGGAATATCTGAAGGCATCGCTTCTCGAAACGCATCTCGCTACGGCGCATCACTGACCCCCGCACAACTACAACAGCAGACACGCCAGCTGGATATGGCTAGTACGCTTGGCAGTACGCAAGCGGTAAATGATTCGCGTATCGCTCAGAGAGAGGCCAACACAAACAAAATGGCGGATCTTATCAACATTGGTCAAGGCGTTAACAGATCTTCTTTAGACCAGTTGGGGTCGGCAGCGCAAAACGCAACGCAACGAAAAAACGCTTATACACAGGCTAAAGCAGCATCTAAAGCGCAAACTTACAGCACTATTGGTAGTTTAGGTGCGATGGCAATAATGGCTTTTGCCTTTTAACGAGAGAATTTTATGTCAGCTTTTTTAGAAGGATTAGTAGGCGGTGCTAGCTCTGTGCAAGCGTTTGGGCAGCAGCAGTTTGAGAATAAAAGACGCCTTACAGAGTTCGATGAGTCGGTGCGTCAATACGACCAAAGCTATGCCCTTGCCCAAGATAATTACAAGCTTAATAAAAGGCAGACCAAAATTAATGAGGACGGGAACTCCCGATCGAACGCGCTCCAGCCTGGCGTACTAAAAAAGCAGGGCCTCGATATTGACAAGTTGTCACTTGAAAATAAAAAAACCGTTATGGAACAGCTGTATAAAGATAACGACCGATTTTCCGGCGAGCTTACTGCTGCGGGCTTTCTTAACCCTGAGCTAGGGCCAATGGGCTTTGACATGCCGCAAGCAATCAAAAATATCACAGAAGGCGGCGCGGTTAACGATAGCATCGCTTTTCAAATGCTACAGAAAGACGCTGATATCCCAGAAGGTTTCAAGTGGGACTTGATAGACCGCACGAACCCAAATGGGCTAATTATTAGTGGTACGTATAAAGATGGTACGAAAGGCGTTCTGACCGGGGATGGAAAGATTTCAAACGATTCAGCTGTCGCCCTCCTTTCTCCACAGGTCATAGCGGGTTTAATGGACGACGAATACCAAACTAATATTCGTGGCAACAGCACGCTAGGTGGCACAGATGCCACTATGGATTTTTTATTGGCACAAGGTATGGGAGAGGCTGACGCAGAAGCAGTAGTAAAGCATCAGACAGCTCAGGCTACGATTGCGACAGCGGTAATAGGCGAGCTTGAAATAGCAGCCGACGACCCTGCTACTGGCGATGAAAAAAACGTAGGAATGGTGCGACAATTTAAAGGGCTATTAGCGAGTGCTGAAACGCCAGAAGAAAAATTACAGATATTACTAAGCCAAGCAGAAACTATGGGCATTCCGGTACCGGAAATCCTGCAAACCCCTGCACCGGTTGCCCCTAACGGCGAACCAGCTGCTGATCCTGAAGCAGCCGCCAGAACTTCAACTAACAACATTTTTGAGGATCAGGCAGAAAGATACAGTCAGGTTTCAGAACCGTCTCCAGAGAACGACTTAGAGAACGACTTAGACACGCAGATAAAAGACCTTGAGCAGAGAATGGCTAACGCCACACCGCTAGCGCGACCTGCTCTGCGGCAAAGGCTAGACAGACTCAAAGCGCAAAAGCCTGCGCAGCCAGACGTCAAGACGTTTACCGCTATCCCTAACCAGACCGATGACGCCAAGGCCGCCGCAGCATCTTTAGAGGCTGGAATATTCGGCAGCATTAAAAATATGACTCCCGACGAGGTTATTACCTTTGCTGAGTCAAATGATTTTGAGATCACTAAAGAAGACGAACAAAACCTATCTAAAGTACTACAACAAGCCGGGGTAAACACGGCGGCGGACATCAGCAAGCTTCCTAGCGGAGCCCAGATAAACGTGCGCGCCTGGCTTTATGCTACCGCGAAACAAACCGGCGACACAGCAGCCGCTGAAAAGATTCGTCAAGAAATAAGTAACTTAGGCAGTGGCGGCACCGTTGGTATGACTGCAGGCGAAGTGCTAGACCTGGAAAACAAGACGCGAGATTCTTTAAGCAAACAACAGGCCTCCCGGACAGGCGTGTATACCGCGCAAACTGGCCGCATGAATTCACTCCGTCTGCGCGATGACTACTACATGAAGCTGGAACAGCAGGATTATACGCAGGGCAAAGAAACTGGGCTGCAGATTGTAGAAAGCATGCAGCAAATCGACAAAGCGCTTTACGAGCTAAACGACGATGGAGAACCCACGGAAAACTTGAAATATGATCAGCGGCGTCTAAGGAAAGCCCTAGTTGGGCCAGATGGCGCGCTTACTAAACTACAAAGGCAGTTAAAAAATGCATCTGCTCAAAATAGGCCCCAAATACGGAGCGCTGTAAACAGTACTTACAGCATAGCTATTCAAGCAATGGCTGAAAGTGAGGAATACGGAACCTTCGGCGAGATTTTACCCGATGGGGCAATAGATTTTATCGACGGCAATGATAAGTTTTTGTCGCGAGTATTTATTGCAGAGAAAGATACAAAGGGCGATCCAATGAGGTTCGGTATAAGAAGCTTATCCTCTGCGACTCAGATTGAAGAAACTATATCCGCGAGTGTTATAAAGAACACGTTTGGTAATCAAGGCTACGCAGATTTTAGGCAGGAGCTGGGAAAGAGGAGAAAGGCACGGGCGCAAGATGACAAGATAAAGCAAACAGGGATAGGTAAATAAATGGCTGATCCTATTCAAGATCTGTATCGCCGCGCTCGCCCTACCTATCGGCGCGGTGAGAGGCTTAACGATACCGATGCCCCAGTCGCCGTAAAAGCCGTAACGCCATCTGGCGTAGGTGAGATAGCTGAGCGTGGTTTCGGCGCTGGCATCGCAGGCATCCGCACAGATACCGATTACTTAAAAGGACTGCTAAATACTGTAACCGGCTATGATCAAGCGGCTCAAATCAACATCCAAACCGCAAAAGCGCGTGAAGCGCGAATCGCAGACTCTTTATCAGGGCTCGAAACATTTGAGGAGTTCACAGCTAACCCCACTCTCGAAGGGTTTTTAAACCAGACAGTAAAGATAGGCGCGCAAGTCGCCCCCTACGCTTTAACTACAGTAATGTCAGGCGGAAGTGCAGCGGTCGGTACGGCTATCGCGAAGACCGGGCTATCTGTTACTAGCAGAGTAGCAGCAAAGAAAATAGTAAAAGACTCCATAAAAAGAACAGCAGCGGGCGAAGCTACCCCCGACGAAAAAGAAGTAGCAGAACTAGCTTACCAACTTGCACAAAAGTCTGTGCGAGGAAGAATGGCCGAAAGTCTTAGTCCCAGTAAAGGCGCACTTGTAGGGCAGTTTGCTGAAGAATACGGGTTAATGTCCGGTGCTAATTTTGGCGAGAACTTAGAAATTGACGGTCTTTCAGATCACGAAGCGGCATACCGAGCGTTAGCTGTTGCTGCACCGCAGGCTCTTATCGGAGTAGCAGGCGAACGAGTTATTCAAAACGCTATATTTAAAAACCTCAAAGGCATCGCAAAACAACGCGGCGGCGACGGCTCTATAATTGCAAAGCTAGGTAAAGAGATCGGAAAAGCTACTGTTAAAGGTAGTGTTGGAGAATCGATTGCTGAAACAGGCCAAGACGCACTTCAGGTCGCTAACGTTATGCAGGCGGATGATACATTTACTGCTGAAGACGCCCTACTACGTTTAGCTGAGTCAGCGTTCAGTGGCGCTGTCGGCGGCGGTGCTATGTCTGGCGGCGGTCGAGCAGTAACTGGTTCGTTAAGTTCATCAGCAGCGGTGATTGCAAAAGCAGGACAGTATATACAAG